CCCTCCCGTGGTAGGCTACAGCATATCCGGGATGGGCCCGGACTATTTCGACGATACCCTAACGGAGTACGAACATTGACCACCTTCCGATATGACGACCTTTCCAAGCGCCAGCGCCAGTTCGTGGACGCCCTTGCTGCTCAGACCCAGAACCCGAACGTGGATCGCCAGTACCTTCTGGACATCATCGAAGCCACTGACATCTACACTGTACCGCCAGCGTGGATCGTTCAGGATAGCCGTCGCCGCACCGATACTCGCGGCGTGTACCACGTTCCTGAGATCCGCGAAGCCGTTCACACGATCCCGGCTGCTGCCGCTGCTGAGCCAGTTGCTGCTCCTGCTGCTGCTCCTGCGACCGTCGCCGCTGCCCCTACCATGAACCTGGCTGGCGCCGCTGTGATGGGAATGACTGGTGGCGACCGCGCCCACCTGATTCCCAACCGCGAATCGACCTACGTTCCTTGGGGTCACTTCTCATCCATCGAGAAGATTCTCAAGGCTAAGATCTTCTATCCCACGTTCGTCACCGGCCTTTCCGGCAACGGCAAGACCACGATGATTGAGCAGGTTTGTGCCAAGCTCAAGCGCCCTTGCTACCGCGTCAACATCACCAAGCAGACCGATGAGGATGACCTGCTCGGCGGTTTCCGTCTTATCGACGGCAACACGGTTTGGTGCGACGGTCCTGTCGTCAAGGCGATGGAAGACCCAGCCGGTGGCGTCCTGCTTCTGGATGAGATCGACCTCGGTTCGACCAACATCATGTGCCTTCAGTCTGTACTCGAAGGTAAGGGCGTTTACCTCAAGAAGATCGGCCGCTGGGTCACTCCCGCCGCCGGCTTCACCGTCCTGGCTACGGCTAATACCAAGGGTAAGGGCTCCGACGACGGTCGCTTCATCGGCACCAACGTCATGAACGAGGCCTTCCTCGACCGTTTCCCTGTTACGCTTGAGCAGGAGTATGCTAGCCGCTCGACCGAGAAGAAGATTCTGACTAAAGCTATGGCTGCCGTCAGTATCGACGACGCCGACTTCGGCGACCATCTCGTCAAGTGGGCGGAGATCATCCGCAAGTCGTTCGCCGAGGGTGCTGTGGATGAGATCATCTCGACCCGCCGCCTGGTGGACATCGTGAAGGCCTACGCGATCTTCGATGACAAGATGACCGCGATCAACATGGCTATCGCCCGCTTCGATGACGATACCAAGGAGGGATTCCTGAATCTCTACACGAAGGTTGACGGCGACGATGTTGTCGCTACCGAAGCCGCCCCAGCCGACTGGTCTTCAATGGACCCGGATGCTCGCGTCGAATTGAACGTGCCGTATGAGAACAAGGACGATGCCAAGAACCTTGGCGCCAAGTGGGACGGTGACAAGCGTACTTGGTACACGACCGCTGGACATCTGGCAACCGATGACCGTCTGACCGCTTTCAATCCAACCGCACCGACCATTGATGTCGAGTGCCCCTTCTGAGGAGAACCCTATGGGAGCTATGAAAGAATTTGTAATGTGGTGTGAAGAGAAAGGCTATGCCGAATGGAATGACCAGCTTGACTCTTACGAATACACCGACGGCCGATCCACCAGCGAATTGATGTCTGAGTGGATGAACGAACCCAAGACGGAGACCGACAATGGATCACTTTGATGACATCACCTGCGAAGAATACTACGGCACCGAGCCGACCGAGGAGGACCTGGAAAGCCTCTATGACCTGTCCGACGATGAGCTAGCCGACCTAGCCGATCAAGACTCACGAAGGGAGTTCGTTTGAACCTGCCGAACAACATGCTCGTAACCACGGCCCTTGAAGCCATCCATGTAGCCATTGACGACCTCCGCCGTACGGAGAACACCCAACTCGCTACGACCCTACTGTTCCTGGTCGCTGAAGTATGCGACCGCTTCCCGCCAGAGATGTTTCTGGACATCGAGATTGACATGATCAGTGAGGCATGTGACCTTGCTGGACAAATCACTAACAACATTGGAGAATGACACCATGAATATTACACTTACCCCTGCACAACTCGCCTTCATCGACGCCATCCGTACCTACGGCCCTGCTATGGGACTGGACATCACTCAGGAGAAGTATACCCGTGAGTCCATGCGCCAGGTAGCCCTTAAGTTCAAGGGCAACAAGCGTATCCCTGACTGGATTGCCCGTGACCTTGCACGGCGTGGAGAGCGTGGGATCTTCTTGATCCCTGAAGTAGCAGCGCCTGCTCAGGCGCCTGAAGCCACTGAGGAAGCTACTGATGCCACTGCGGCTCCAGTAGCCGAAGCACTTGAGTCAGTGCGTGAGATGGCTTCAGCCATCTGATCCCCCCGGTGCGAGGGTTGTAGCCTGGTGAGTGGTGGTCTCCCAGGCTCCCCTCGCACTATTTTTTTTATTATTTTTTTGTGGGGACGAACAGTGCCACAAAAGCAGGAGTCCCTGCCCGTTCCAGCGGCTAGCGAACCGGATCCTAAAAATTTAATTCGGGGACCCCAACAAAATAACAAGGGACTCCTAGACAGGTTCCATCCGGCAGATTATAATGGGGACTCCTACGGGACTCCAAAAAAGGAAACCAACGTGAAAACTAAAAAATGCAAATGTTGTAAAAGAACGAAATCAGTGGATCAGTTTCAAAGCAATGACCGACAGCCAGACGGCTACCATACAATGTGTAAGGATTGCATGACTGAGAAACAGCAAGCGGGACTCCAGAAGAAACGAGAGAAAGAAGAACGTCAAGCACAACTCCCGTTCATCGAATCAGCACCCATTGAAGCTCTCTTCGATGATCAGATCGAATCTGCTCAGAAGACAGTCAAAGAATGGAAAGACAAGAAGAAACGATTCAAAGCAGGTAAGATGAAAGTGAAACTTGAAAACGGAAAGGTGGTTCTTTATTAAAACGCACATCATCAGTCATCCGGATAACAAGAACAAGCGGTACGAGTTCACGCCAGTAGAGTCTCCTACTACACGCATTCGCATTCGTTCATTCGGATTCGCAGGAGAAGAGAATCTCGACTCTCTCATGCAGATCAGCGTAGCACGCTCCTTCTGGAAAGACAAAGTATCTCAAGGATGGCTTGTAACGAAGACAGACATTCCGAAACCATCCGTATCAGATGATATCAGAAAGAAAGAAAAAGAATGGCTTGATAAGTTCATCGATCAACATTTGAAATCATCCTCCGAGAAGGATCACTGCAAAACCATCGGCACACAACTGAACGATGCGATTCAGAAGAAGAAATCCATCTACGAAGAATCTCCCATTGAAAAAGAAATTTATTCTCTTTACATGAAGAATAAAAAGAAGCACGATAAAGACTTCTACAAATACGACAACTACGCATTGGAAGCATGATGAAAAAGAATTATAAAATGACATGTGAAGCAGGTTCTTATTCAAGCAATTCTTGGATATCTCTTGGTTACATAATTTTCAAACACCGTTTGTATCATCTGTTTAAACATGGAAAGTGGATGGATTGAACATGAGCGAATTTACCAAAGTAAGTAATAATAAAATTCATTATCTTATTCGCGGAGGACAGGGAGATTATTCACTCTACACCTTTCAAGAATACAACAGCGGCGAAGTGCAGATCAATCGATTCGATCTAGAGGGTGGCAACTGGATTGAAACTGATGATGGGGACTACGGACCAGCAGGAAATCACTGCTGGAAACTAGAAGAAGCAAGAACCAAGTACCGAGAACTTATAAAAGCAGGATGGCGAGTAACCAATGAACACGAACAATCAAACCTCCCCCACTAAAGAACAAGTTTATAATTTTTTGCATATCCTGAGACTCTCCGGCATCACGAACATGTATGGCGCAGGTCCCTACTTGCAAGAAACATTTGGCTTTACGAAGTATGACGCAAACAGTTATTTGAATAGTTGGATGAATGACTATGACCCAGATGACACTTGATCAATGGCACGACCATCAGGGGCGAATTGAACGACAACTCCGGCATCTCCAAGAAGGAGATAGTTGGTCGTTGCGTGGAACTCACCCACGATTCGCAGAAGAGGTGCGTGCTGTGTTTACAATTACAGAGGTTCCCTGTCCTGTTGCGGACCGAGTGCCAGGACAAATCACAATGCGTCTGTGGTTTGAAGATGTCGAAGAGGGGTTTGTTCGAGAACAGCCCACACACCTGTCGTTGCGGCTAATGCGTGTTCGGTGGGAGGAACTCGTACAGATGGGATTTATTCATGATTGACTTTCTTGTAAAAGCCCTACCGCTGATTGCGGCAATTCTTTATACGATTGTCGGTATTGGCTATGGAATCAAGAAGGAATGGGCTTGGTGCCTTGTGTGGATCTCTTACGCCCTTGCGAATGTTGGACTTGTTCTTGCTGCAATGTCAGGAGAAAAATAATGGACTACAAAAAAATCGGTTATAAAATAATTGATATGCTCACGGATGAATGGTTCGATTCTCTCGAAGAACATCCAGAGATTTATTTCTATCCGGTGAACTACTCTGACATTCGCTGTTGGGGTTCCTGCGAGCAACATGACTGGGAGGTTGGTGCGTATGTCATTCATGTGGCTACTGATCAACCATTGAGAGACTTCGTTGCTACCATTGTGCATGAGATGGTTCATGTTCGACAATGGGTGTTTGGAAAATGGCGCGGGAATGGAGAAAAAGAAGCGTTACGGCTTCAATATAAAATCGCGGATAAAATATGGAAGGGAGATCTTCTATGATTGCAATCGTCGGAATTCCTATCGCTACGTTCTTTTGTTATAAGATGGCTACGTCGATGACGTTCGATGATTCGAATGAGTCGAAAGCACAATTCGGACAATCGATGATCGGAGCGATTACCGCACAGAACTTTATTGCAGTTGTATTGATTGTTCTTGATCTGTTGATGGGCTGGGGAAAAGTTTATGCGATTACGGCTGTGTTGATTTGTTTTATATGTACCGCGATTGAAGTGGTTGCTGCAAAGAAGTTTCTAATGGGCGAAAAGCCGCTCTGTGAAAGTGTTAGTCATTTCTTTGAGCGTACAGGCTTAAAACGATATAACTATGAGAGACCGGGATTCGCTATCAACAAGGGAAAAACCGCACAAAAAACGCGAAAGATAAAATGAAAAAGAAACTGTGGGTAAGAAATAAAGGTTGGCGATGGTGGCATTGGTTTTGCCGAGTGCCGATTCGTTCGTTTACGGAAGTAAATGACGGACTAGAAATAAAAATGTTATTTTTAGGCCCCTTTATTCGGTTTTCCGGCACGGCTGGCATCATAGATATGATTACGGAGCAAGAAAATGCAGAAACGAACGAGCTTAAGACGGACAACGAGGGGATCGAACTGGAATCGTGATGATTTCGGGCGACCATTGCATCGGGCTAAGACTTGGGGCGAAAGAAAACGTGACGATTCAAAGAAAAGCCGCCATTCGTGGAAGGCTAAAACAAGAAATTCAACCGATTACTGAGAAATCCCTTGAAAATAGGGTTATTTGGAGTACAATTTAGACATGAAAGTAAACGAAGAACGAATCTTTTTGATGATATTCCTGCTTGACCGCCTCTTTTCGGAGGACATCACTGAAGCAAGAATGTTTGCCGAATCTTTACCGACAGATATGCTCGAAGAGTTGTGGAACCTTCGGACAGATCTTCACGATTCATTGACTTTTACGCAGAGTCCTTGAGTAATTATTTTTCTTCAAAGGAGAAAACCATGCGTGCTATGATTACTGTTACGAATATGTCTTATGATGAAATTGAAAACAAGATTGCAAACGGTGAACGTGTCACTGTCAAGAATCTTGCTCAGACGGCTGGTGTCTCAGCACCAATCGTCCGCCGCCTCCTAGAGGAGAAGTACGGCGATAAGATCACGTTCAAGCGTGGTCGAAATGGAGGAATCGCACTCTCTTCAAATGTGTGATGCCCTTCCCTTTCGAAAACGAGTGTCGAAAGGCACTCGTTTTCTTTTGTTCGTTACATATATAATTATGCCTCATAAGGAGATTTATTATGGAATTCAAAGAGCGAAGAGTGAAAAGATCCCCAAACAGATCATCATTTAAGAAAAGAGAAGTAAGACAAAATGCTCCTCTTGATAAACCTAGACTTTTATCTGTTCTGATTCGGTGTGAAGTTTTTGAGATTCCAGAATTGAATAAGATAAATCTACAAGCGGCTAAGCAATCGAAAGACGCAGTGTACCATCAGAAAACTAGAATGCGAGAATATACATATCCTATTGAAAATTCTAGAGAAGAAGCAGAGATTGTTAAGCACTGGAAAAAAGAGATAACAAAATCTTTAAATCTAGATTCTATTCATCTTGGTTCAAAAATTAAATTTGAAAGTAGAGATCTACATCAAAGATTTAAAAACTCACTTGATTTAACTGATGAACTTGAGACATACTGCCCAACTTGTCAGAAGAATAAAGGCAAATCCTAATGGGGTGTGGTTGCGGTAAAAAAAGAATTCGCAGAGGAACTGCTTCACATTCAGAGATTTATAACAATCTGAAACGTGGTGTCTGTAGAATAGATTTAAAAAATAATAAACAAGTTTACTGCACTCTATCAGAGAACTCTATTCCAGCCGAGGGATCATCGAAGCATAAAGATATAAACCCTGATATTAAGAATGAACAAATTGTAGTTTGGGCGTTCAACAAAAATATCAATAATAATCTTGACGCCTCTGCTGGATGGTTTAAACTATCAGTGAAAGACATTGACAACTACGAATACATTGGTGAGATCCAATACAAAGAAAACTCAAAATGATTTAAATTATGGGGCCGATAACTCAGCGGTCAGAGTACCCGACTCATAATCGGAGTGTCGCCAGTTCGAATCTGGCTCGGCCCACTTTGGAGTATGTGAATGAAGATTGAAAATGAAACCAAGTTAGATTATTCAGATGTATTGATACGACCGAAGAGATCGGAATTAGTATCTCGAAAAGACGTTACTCTTAAAAGAGAATTTAAATTTAAATGTGGAATGGAATGGACTGGTGTTCCCATTGCTGCGGCAAACATGGATACCATCGGAACGCCTGAAATGGCAAAAGTCCTATGTAGTTTTGATATGCTCACTTGTCTATGTAAACATACAGACTTGAAAGGCATGAGAGCATCAGAAGATCAAAGATGGAACATGGCAGTTTCATTCGGAATGAATGAACATAGTCGTGATATTTTATTGAATCGGGACTTCAGAGCAAACACACTATTCTTTTCGCATCATTTTTTCTGTCTCGATGTAGCAAACGGATACACGCAAACATTTATTGACTTTGTAAGGGAGGTTCGTGAAAAATGGCCGGAGAAAATCATAATCGCGGGGAATGTAGTAACGAGAGAAATGACGGAAGCACTTCTTCTTGCAGGAGCGGATATAATCAAGGTTGGCATCGGCCCCGGCAGCGTATGCACTACGAGGAAGATGGCGGGCGTGGGGTATCCTCAATTATCGGCAGTAGCAGAATGCGCCGACGCAGCCCACGGTCTCGGCGGGTTTATCATGGCGGATGGTGGGTGTACCTGTCCGGGTGATGTAGCCAAAGCATTTGGCGCCGGTGCAGATTTCGCCATGTTGGGTGGAATGCTTTCCGGACATACTGAGTGTGCTGGAGAACTAATTGAAGAGGATGGAGTTGCTTACAAGCGATTCTACGGGATGTCAAGCGATACTGCGATGAACAAACATAACGGTGGTGTAGCGAACTACAGAGCGTCTGAGGGAAAGACTGTGATGGTTCCTCATCGTGGTCCAGTAGAGAATACAGTCAGAGATATTCTTGGTGGCATTCGTTCAGCATGTACCTATGTCGGGGCTAGAAGAATTAAAGATCTTCCGAAATGTACGACATTCGTGAAAGTGAACCGTCAGTTAAATGAGGTATTTGGTAAGTCATGATTTGTTCTATGGTTTTATCTGTGGCGATTGGAAGCACGCCACTCCTTGATGCAATCTGTCAAGTTGAAAGTAATTGCGATTCTACAGCCGTTGGAGATAATGGCAATGCTATCGGTGCGTATCAGATTTGGTACGCTTACTGGTATGATGCTGTAGAATACGATCCGTCGATTGGTGGAAAGTATGAGGATTGCTACAATAAAGATTATTCTGAAAAAATAATAAATGCATATTGGAAACGATATGCAAATGAGAAACGCCTCGGTCGAAAAGTGACTGATGAAGATCGAGCAAGAATTCATAATGGCGGACCGAATGGCTATAAAAAGAAAGCCACGGTCGGCTACTGGAGTGATGTGAAAGGAAAAATGAAATGAGAAAACCTACAATATATGTGGCTGGACCCATGCGTGGTTTGCCTGGCTATAACTATGGCGCCTTTGATCGAAAGAGTGATATCCTGAGAGAGAATGGATGGGAGGTAATCAACCCTGCTGATATGGATCGTGAGGTCGATCCTCCGTCCGAACCTATGGACTTCAACCCCGATGAGTGTTATGAGGATCAGGAGTACGTCAGACAAGCTCTCAAGCGAGATATGGTAGCTATATGCGATCAATGCACAGCGATGTATATGATGAATGGCTGGGAAGGTAGTCGGGGTGCTAGAGCGGAATGGCATCTGGCTAAAGCCATTGGATTAGATATCCATTATGAGGTCCCACTCGTAAAAAATCCAGATTAGTTCTTGACTGCCATTCGCACTATGGTAAAATATAAGTCTACCAAAAGGAGATAGTCCGATGTGAATCATATCATGTTTAGACTACTATAAAGGATACATTATTTTATGCATGGTGCCTCATCACTTAAAACTGGGTAGGCGAAAAGTTTCAGGGTCTAATGGTGAAAGTTCTTTTTAGCCGAGATCAAACAACCCCACCAATGCTTCCATAGCTCAATTGGCAGAGCAACTGACTTTTAATCAGTTGGTTCTAGGTTCGAGTCCTAGTGGAGGCATTTCCGAAAAAGAAAGTAAAGAAAAACCGATTTAAGTATTGACCTGTGAAGAGTGGTAAAGTATACTACTCGTATAAGAATGAAGGAACGGATGCGACTGCGGCAGTGTCCCGACCTAGAAAAACAGTAGCCGCATTTTTAGGAGGTCATTAATATGACTACTATGACAAAGAAGCGTCGTCTCATCAACTATCTCTATGACGGAGGTGGAGTAAACAATGGTATCACTGCTAACGAAGCAAAGGCAAAGTTTGGTATCTCCAACCTTCGTGCTACCATCAGCGACGTTCGTAGCCTCGTCGAGGCTCACGGTAACTGGGAGATCGTTAGCGAGGAGACCTCTACTGGTAAGACTCGTTACTTCATGGTCGATACTCATCCCGGCAAGCGAACCTACATGTTCAATCGTGACGGTTCACGCCAGATGGTCTGATTCGATTTCCTTGGGAGCGAGGGCTTAATTGCCCTCAATCTCATTTTGACAAGTGAATAACATATGTGCGGATTAATTGCCCGTGCATAGGACGGTGACAGAATATTTTTTGTTATTGGAAATAATGTATGCGGTTCCCTATAGTGGGGTGTGAATGCTCAAATGAGTCTAGCAGAATTTAACTGATTCAGTCGTAGTGCGAGTAGGGAATAATCAACTAGATGACCCCGAAAGTTGCAGGTAAATGTTAGTCCTGCCCGTCCACGAATTTCTAGGGGTAGGGAGAATCCGAACTTTGAACTCGGTGGATCCCTGCCCCTTTTACTCCATATAAATAATATGGTCTTATATTATAAGGAGAAAATGTATGGGATGTTGTAAAGATACTTGCGGACCTGAATGTAGATGCCCTTCAGCAAATGTCATCAAAGGGCTAAAAGCTAAATTATTGTATCAGGCTTGTGAGTTGAAATGTACTCCTGCTGATCGCTGTGAATGTGAAGATGTTTTAGAATTTATTCGTCAAGCAAATGAATGGATTGATTCTCTTCCCGGCGAAGTCGGAGAGTGTAACGATGGTTGACGGTCAAGCTGGAAAGGGAGACAGATACCGCGACGTAGACTTTAAGAAATGGGATGAAGGCTGGGAAGCAGCCTTTGGTAAAAAGACTAAAAAGAAAAAGGAAAAGAAACATGGCAGAAGTAAAACTGGTAAGACTACAAACAGGTGAAGAATTGATTGCTAAAACTGAGAAGACTGATGAGGGATATACTCTCAAGAACGCTGCGATTGTTCTTCCAGCAGGACAAGGTAAGATTGGTCTAGCACCATACATGCCATATTGTGAAATTGAAAAAGGCTTCAGTGTAAAGGATCAGCATATTATGTTTGTAGTTGATCCTGTTACAGAATTTGCAAATGAATACAGCACTAACTTTGGCAGTGGACTTGTCGTTCCTACTTCCGGTGAACTAGTGGGCGCACCAATGGGCGCACCTGATCTGAAACTTACTACTTGAGGTTTAAATAATGGCAAAGAAAAGTCACGATCCAGCAGTGCAGAATAGAATCAAGGTTGGTTCTCCTAGAAATTCTAAGCGAAAGAGGGGCAATGCTCCTGCTAGAACTTCTAGAAGTGGAAACGGGAGCAGGGTGCGATAGACTCCGCGCCTGTAGCTCAACGGATAGAGCAACGGCCTTCTAAGCCGTAGGTTGCACGTTCGAGTCGTGCCAGGCGTGCTTTAATTATTTGATGAGGATATGATGAATAAAATTAATATTGAATATGATTGGCGTCGGCTAACAAAAGATATCCGTGTGAAGGTGAAGGGTATGCCTGGACGTAGGATCAAGAAAGTCGATGTGCAAGATCCAAAGGCTTGGAAGGTGGAGAGTATTGAAAATTCCACAGACTACACTCCCGGCCAATACCTTACCAAAAAACAAGTAGATTCCCTTTGCAAAGCCAACAGGTTTCATGTTATAATCTCTTCTACGAAAGAGAGGTATTGATGCCTAAGAGACAACTAGATCAATTTGATATTGAAGCAGAACGCGAAGGTAACGCGATCAAAGGACATACTATCATTCGCGTTGGTTGGGGTAAAGGAATCACCAAGCAACGCAACATGCATAAGCGTGGTGGTGATATCCTTACGAATCGAGTTGTAAGACGTATGGGAGTTTTCAAGTGAATTGTATCGATTGTGGTAATGAAATTCCAGCAGCACGACTAGCAATTTTAGATACTGAGTATTGTGTAAACTGTGCTGATAAGAATGCAAAGCCTTTTGTTGCTCGTATGGTTTACAGTCATAAAACTGCCGGTGAGGTTTTCATCGCTAAGGGTAGAGAGAATGTTCGTCGATTAAATCGTGAATATTCTAGAGCAAGATAGACCTATGCGAGTGTAGCCCAACGGCAGAGGCAGTGGACTTAAAATCCATACAGTGTGGGTTCGAATCCCACCACTCGTATTGACCCGTAACTCAGTGAGGTAAGAGTGGGTGCCTTATAAGCGCCTGGTCGCGGGTTCGACTCCCGCCGGGTCTATATAAATTAACTACGGAGGATAAAAATGTATCAAGGAGAGTTTAGTTTTATGAAGAGTAATGAAAAATACGTTGTCGGTGAAATTTTAGTAAACAGAAATAGTTTTCGTCAGGGAACTGTAATGAATATTGTAGAAGATGACAATAATCAAACAGAGGCAGTAAACCTACAATATGAAGACGGTTCAACAGAGTGGGTAACAGTGAGTAATGTTTCAAAGTTGTTATTAGAAACAGATCCTAAACCAAACTCAACAAATTTAAATGAGAATTGGAACGTCTAGTAGCCGGAACCGGGAGTTGTCATAGGCCCATCTGAAGGCCTTCCGACGCTTCTAGGAAGTCCGCTAGAATTTGATTGATTTGCTCGCGTGTCTGGAGGAATTGTGCCAGTCCTTCTAGCATACTCTCCGGAAATTGTAGCGTTTCGTGCTTCGTCTGCTAAACGGAATGGGGTATCCAATAAAGGATCTCCAGTTTCATAAGAAGAACTTGGTACAACTGCCGCTGGATTTTTGTAATGAGTAAAATTGGTAATCTGACCAATTCTATTTTCATTTTCAGGCACCTCGGGAGAAACTTTTAATTCCTGAGAACCGTCGTTGTGTTTCAATATATCTATCACAGTGTATGATAGATTATTAAAAGATGTGCCGGATGGTTCTATTAAGTCTCCGATTGTAATGTTCTTCTCTGTGAAGTCTGGATAGTCTAAGTAATTTATTATTGAACTTATTTTCTTTTTACTATTTAATTCTGTTTCTTTTTGATATTGTAATGGTCTTGAAAAATTTCTACCGGATAGTTTCTTCATAACAAAATTTGAATCTAAGTCAGATTGTTTTTCGGCTGCAATACTTCCCGTATTATAAGATATTAATTTATAAGTTCCTTCGATTGTTTTTGTTGGTTTACCTATCGAATCATCGTATGATGCATTTAGTATTGTGAAAATTTCCCCCACTGCCATCTCTGAGAAAAAACCAGAAAGTTCATCTATATCTTTTAGGGATTCTTCTGATACATTCCCTGTGCTTCTGTATTGTATGAAAACAGAATTTTTACCATCATCATATCCCGCTATGATACAAGAAGGCCAACTTTGAATATCCGTTCTTGTATTCTTCTTTGTGTGTGCAACTTTCTGAAAATTAACTCCAGAACTGTTGAATGAGCCTACTTTAGGTCCTCTCTTTTCTCGTTCTGTTGCTTGTCTTTTCTTCTTAGACCGATGCTGAATTGCCATACTAAGATCCTATGCAACTAATATTCTGATTGCTGGTCTGAGCTTTCACATAAATCAAGTTAAGATTAGAAACTTGTAGGAATATACTTTCTCCCGGTTCCAATGTAAACCCTAACGATCCTTTATTTAATAAAGAGGAATTTCCTACGACAACATTACCTGTGTTTGTTGGATTCGCTTGAATATAAACTCCATTGTTAACTTCTCTGTTACTTGAAACAGATTTTGGATTTGTTGAAACACTAAGAGTTATAGAAATTAATTCAGACGGCTGAACAGTTTTCTTTACACATGTATTGAAGAATATTCCACTTGTTACTCCAGATTTATCATAGTATGTTTCTGTGCCATTATCTTGGAAGTTAGTTACTATTGCTTCAACATCTTGGATGTTTCCGTTAATATTTTCTAAATCTGTCTTAAGTGTTTTTACTTCTGATAAAAGAGTGCTTAGATTAGTTTTCAGATTTGTAACATCAGTTGCAACTTCTCCACCAACACTAACTTGATCTGTAGTTGTTAATGCTCTAACATTCAAACCACTTGGACTGGAAACTTCTAATGCTCCTCCAGTAAGTGGTCCTTTGACTACAATTTCTGAGGAAGTAATGCCTCTGACTTGAATTCCGCTGGAACCTGTGGTTCCTTTAACCTCAACTTCAGGAGATACTGTTACGTTCGCGGTGAATGAGCCATTGTCAACGGCAACCTTCAACGCTCCTCCGGAGATTCCAATAGGAGTTCCATCATGTCCGATTAGTTTAACGTGAGGTCCAGTTCCACCAGCCGCATCGTAAATGGCTACACTGTCTCTGTGAGCTTCTAAACTTCGAGTCTCGAAACTTCCGCCATGTGGCTGTTTGCTTATTACAATTCCACCAGTTACCTCGATGGCTGTCATTCCAGAGAATCCTTCAATAGCCACAGAGTCTTTTACCCATGCTGCTGGATGCACTGCGTCCCTAGAGGATAGGTTTCTTATGTTGAGTCCATTGCTGTCGTGTGCTGTGATACCGACTGCTTCTCCTCCTGAGAGTCCCTGTACTGCTACATAGTCGATGTCACCATCAAGGATAGATGAATTGGTGGTTACTCCACTTGTGTAGTAGATATACCCAGTAAATCCAGTATAACCGATTGGACCGCCATATAGTTTTCTAATGGCACCATGAGTGAATGTGACTCCGACTGGATAAGCATTCGCATATCCATGAACGGCTCCTGTTACCTTTACAGGATTGAAGTGTGCTTCGGTAACATGTCCCTTAGCATATGCGGTAGGACCGCTGCTTCCAAAGGTGGGACCAACAATCTGGATGATACCTGTGACTGATGGACCGTTGTGAGCGTCTACCAGTCCTCCTGAGATTCCAACCCTTTGATTGATACTGACATCGCCAGTAATCTTTAATGCAAATACACTTGGATCGATTAGTGCGCCAGTTGTTCCTTGAACACCATCGAAAATTTGAACAGGGATTGGCTTTAATTTAGTGGTTCTGTAGGTATAGTCAGTATCACCCCAAGCAGTTTTCACCACTTGTGCATGTGCAGCAGAGAAACCAGTTCCACCGCCAGATCCCCAGTCGGTGGCAATAGTATATGTTGCTCCACCGATTACTACATTATCACCAGTCTGTCCTGCTACGTTTTGATTTGCGTCTGCGATGTCGGATGCCATTGGACTCTCCTAATAGATTGTTTTACAATATATATATTTAATCCTTGTGTGCCTTTTCTATGTGATATATAATTGCTCAAAAGGAGTACCTACTATGATACTATTTATGGACAAAAATGACATTTCAAAAGAAATAGAGTCATATGTCGAAAAGAATGGCGGATCATACATTGATTCTGTTCTATTCTTCTGTGAAAAATATACTGTAGATCCAGAATATATGAAAAAGTATATTACAAAGCCAATAAAAGAGAAGTTAGAAATTGAAGGCAGAGAATTAAACATTCTCCGAAAGAAAGAATCAAAACTACCACTTTTTGATTGATGTCTTCAAATACTGATGTATAATTATTACAGATGCAGGGAGGTCCTGCACGTTGTTAATCGTGGGGAGTTCCCACAAAAAAGGAGAACCATATGAGTTCATTTTCAGATTTCAAAAATCGTTCACGAAACAATATCTCAAATCTTACACAGAAACTTGAGGATATGAATAAGAAGGATTCGTACAAAGATGACCGTTTCTGGCGTCCAGAGTTGGACAAGTCCAGTAACGGTTTTGCTGTTGTTCGATTCCTTCCTGCTGCCGGAGAAGAAGATCTTCCGTGGGCAAAGTATTATTCTCATGGATTCCAAGGCCCCGGTGGTTGGTATATCGAGAATTCTCGCACCACCTTCGGTGAGAAGGATCCAGTCTCAGAGATGAATAGTAAGCTCTGGAATTCTGGTTCGGAGAAGGACAAGGACATTGCTCGAAGCCGTCGTCGAAAGACGAATTATGTTTCAAGCATTTACATTGTTTCCGATCCTGCGAATCCACAGAACGAAGGAAAGATTTTCCTGTATCGTTATGGACAGAAGATCTTCAACAAGATTCAAGAGGCTATGCAACCTGAGTTCCAAGACGAAGAACCAATCAATCCGTTTGACTTTTGGACTGGTGCAGACTTCAAGCTGAAGATTCGTAAAGTTTCTGGTTATCTTAATTATGATAAGTCAGAGTTCGCATCACCTTCGCCTCTTCTTGGTGGTGATGATGCTCAACTGGAAGAGTTGTGGAAGAAGCAGTATAGTCTTTCAGAGTTTACGGATCCTGCTAAGTATAAGAGCTACGAGGAACTGAAGACTAAACTTCAGACAGTTCTTGGTGATGACATTCGTGCAGTCATGGATAGCAAACCAAAGACAGTTGAGAATGTAGAAGTCACAGAAACTAAAACTAAATCAGAGGAAGCGAATGATTCTTCAAGTGAAATTGAAGAAAGTGATGCCTTGACCTATTTTGAGAAGCTCGCAGCCGATGATTGAGAACAGGGAGGGGGAAACCCCTCCCTTTCTTTTTTTATAATCCAGCCCATAAGAACGAATCACTTCTATCCCTTCGTTCTTGCATGAATGCAGGATGATCGGGTAAACCATTGTTTATATTGTTTACCACTGTGCTATTTGATATTGGATTGGAGAACGATGGTGCGATGATTTGTTGTCCGCCTTG